GGGGGTAGCCGTCGTGGCTAAAAAACGAGCGTGTGACTTGTTACCACGTGAGCTGTTACAACGCTTACAACATGCGACCATGCCATTAGGGTCATAAGCATCTTCAAGGTTTTCCATCTTGGACACAGGTACCAGGTGGTCTGCTGTAGTTGCATCAGGGGAGTTGCAGTAGTAACACGTGTATTGGTCACGAGACAACACCACTAACCTAGCTGCCTTGTACCTGCGTTGGCTGCGTGGATCACCACGCTTAGTACTCATTAATAGTACCCATGCTTTAGATGATAAGCATATGCATTACATAAGGTCTTATATCTATTGAGTGTATAAGCAATAGTTAAATCTATTTGAGTATATGGGTCTTGAGATTGGTAGTGCTTAGACTTCATCTGACCTATTCCATAGTGGCTACCATTACGCGCTAAGTAGTTGTATCTACTCTCTTTCATAATGATCTTATCTATACATATAAACTCTTTATAGACCACTACACGGCTGTGTGTATACACACGCAATTGATCTACTGAATAGCCATAGCTATTAGCAGACATAGGTGTGGCCATTTGTAGAAGCAGTAGCAGTAGGAGTACAAACCTAAAAGCATGCGATTTATCAATCGAATTAGGGTTTGAGTGATTCTCTCTATTGGGAGTTAAATCCTCCCGCGAGTTGTATGTGTCCAGCATACACACCGTGTCAATAGATCCTGCATAAGTGCTGGTCAGACGGCGTGTCATTGGTGGCCCCAACCAGTACCTTTAAAGCTCAGCCCAGGGGAGTGGTACACCTGCCGCATGGCAAAAGAGCAGCACACTGGGTCAGTTGCATCTGCCATAGCTCGCTCGACCTCAAACCTAATACCACAGGCAATGCACTCATACTCATACAAGGGCATTAGTCGCAGTCCATAGCATCTGCCCAGCTAGTGACCATGTCCATCTGACACACACTTAACTTGCCACAGCCGTAGCACTCTAAGACCTTTACATAAGCAGGCATATTGTGAGTAACAATGCGCTCTACCTGGTCAGTTACTTTCTTACAAAACCTGCAGTTAAATCTAATTGTTTCCATAGATTGACTTCCTTAGGTATCGCATCTCAAAGAGGTTAAATTGAGGGATCCAATAACTTGCCTGTCTAGGGTGTTTGTACTTCTCTGTAAGTGCCATAGAGGCAGGCATCCAGCCAATGAGTTTGTAAACAGGGGATTTACCTATCACCAATATGCACACGTCATTAGGGCGCTGCTTTTGTGATTCCTGCAATATCAATGCGCCCGATAGGTGAAAGGTGTGCTTTACCTCTATGCCTGTGCCTACATCTGCCTCAGTTTTAAAGGTGTTCACAGTGGGGTTAAACCCTGTAATGCCCAACCACTCAGCTACAGCAATCTCAGCACCTGCAGCCTCAGCATGCTGTGTAATCATCTCGTGATAGTTAAGTTTTTGGCCATAGAGCCTGAAGTAGCGATCATCCATGACCTTAGCTCGGTCTAATGCAGCTTGGTGAGCTGTGATCTCCTGGCTTCTATCCAGGATTACTTCATCTAGCCGCGACATTGTGAACACAGCCACATAACCTTTTCGCCGCTTACATCTTTAACCTCAAAGCCACCAACTGCAGACCTGTTTAGCTCGCAGCAATCGCACCACTTGTCAGGCAGTGTTGTAATTGATCCATCATCATGGATAGTTGAGGTAAGACCGCTGCCTACCTTGCTAAAGCTGATTTCACCCATTAGAGCCACACTGGCTTGCACTGATCGTTACGGTCTGTACTCAGGCAGGTATAACCTTCATAGGGATTACCTGTGGTCTTTGATACACCCTTTTTGAACAACATATGACCGTGTTTGCACACAGGTGTTTGCGGGGGAGCAGCCTCTATCTTGTCTTTAACCAGGCTGATTACTGTGCCTAGTGATTGGGAACCAGTCTCAAGCTCGGTTTGTTTAACTGTAAGAGTGGCCCAAAGATCATCTTCCGCTTTACTGGGTGTGGCCTCATATTCCACACGCGCCATTTCTTCCTTAGATGGGCGAGTGGTAGTAGGTGTTAAAAGTTTGATAGCTCTAGCAATGGCACTTGTCTCTGTATCTTCAACAAACCACTTCTTCATATTCTGCGGATAGGCGGCCACGTTGCCGTAGGCATAACCTGTAGCACTGGGGTGCTGATCTTCAAACTCTCTGTAAATCTCAGCTCTAAATAGAATCCAACCAGCTGCTAATTCTGCATCTGCAATAACTGTTGTAATTCTGCCAAAAGGAAACTCACGGCGAAATCTAATAATCGTGTCGTTTGCACCTTCATAGTCTTTGAGGAAATCGCTCATTGATCTACCCCATAACGCTGTACCTTTTTCATGGCTCGCTTGTAACCATCTCGCTGGCCTTGCTGGTAGGTGTATCTAGATCCGAGTAGCAGACCTAAGTAGAAAGTTGCAGCTGCTAGAAACACAGCCCAAATGAGTGGTGGCACTTGTGTCGCATCCATTGTGTTAGCCCTTAACTGTTAAGGTGGGGCCATAGGGCTGCAGTACAAGATCAATAGTTATGTAAACTTTAGGTAGGCAATTCAAGCCTATTTTAGGTTAACATAATGTAACTAGTCGGCATTATCAAAGTGCCGATAAGTTACAAACGGTTACGCACTTTTGTGAAAGTGTGACCGTATTTACTATTGAATTATTTGAGTGCTAGCCCTTAGCCTCACGGTTGTGTTTTACATCTCTTATGGTAAGTGCTAGCACTGACATATTTCAAGATGCGACACGCCGAGGCTCAATAGAAAGGGCAAGATAATGGCCGCACCTCGCATGCAACCTCACGGCACAATAGACATGACAAGCCACCACAAGATGGATGGGCGATTGGCTTGCTTTGGTTACGGTGAAGATGAGCGAGCTATTAACCCAGGGGATCTATTGATAGTTGGCACAAACTGGCTAAAGGAAAACTCAAAGCTCATAGAGACTGAGTTTTGTTTAAAGGTAAGAGGTAGAGATATGGCCTACTTTGTACAGCATGCTTTGATAGCGGCAAGCCTATGGAAAGATAACCAGCATTGGCTCAATGCCCCAGCCTCAACTCCAGGGTTAGACACAAGGCCTATGACTGTTATACGTAGTGCTAGCCAACAAGAGGCCATAAGAGGCTTTTACCAAAGAAACACTACTGCCTAGATTCAAGCAGTAGTTTGTAGATTTCATCTACTCGCAGTTCTATGCGATCAACGCGGCCTCTTAGGTTATGGCCGCCGTTACCATCATCTCGTAATTCTGAAAGGTAATACTTAACAAGGTGGCGTACAAGCCCAGCCGCGCAGCCCAATAAAGTTGCTATCCCCAATAGCAACGCTAGCCATGACTGGGCCTGCGTCATCTACTTAGACCCTACGCCGTATTGCTTCTCATTAGGTGCAAGGGCTTTAAGTAGTGGGCCGACTAACCCAGCAATAAAGGCGTTAGCCAATACCTTAGGGTCAGAAATCCCAGAAATATACAAAGCACCTGCAGCACTGAGAGCTGCGCGGATATAAGAAAGGCCTGCAGCCTTTAGTTGCTCGGTCATTAGTTGCTCTTTTCTAGCCCTAACTTGTCTATCAACGCCGCCGCTTTAGCTGCGCTAATGCTAATTTCAAAGTGCATCTCATCTTTACGGTTTCTGTAATCTCCACCCCAGGTAAGGCCATATTTTTTAGCTAGTGCCTGGATCATTGGCACCTTCTCAGCTGGGAAAGTACCTGCCTTGCCTAGTGGGTGCTGCGTAGCGTTAAGGTCTATAGCTGTACCACTGGCATGGTTGCTTAGCTTTGTTGGCTCAGCTCTCACCAACCTGTAGCAAAACGACCAGTCATCTAAAGCGCCATGATCTAGCGGCTCTATTAACTCGTGAAACTCAGCTGCAAACCCAGCAAGCAATGGCCCAACACTCTCAGCACAGCGCAGTTTGAGAGTCGTACCCTTTACAGGGTAAGACTTAATCCCAATAGCAGCTGTATCTTTAGAGGCTGGATAGCCGTTATAGCTAGTTTCCATTGTGGGCCTCGTTATTGCACTCCCAAATACAGGTATCGGAGTTAAAAGTTTCCTCATCGTGACAATTTAATCTAGGGTTAATAAACGCATCTAAATTGGCATCATAAGTAAAACCGATACCAGCGTAATTTTTTCTAATTGTTGCGTTGTATGAGGTTTTTATCCAAGTGCCTCCAAGATTATCTATGAGCCATTGGTAGCCTTCATCTGCATCATTGTTATCACCGACAAGGACTCTAATCACTTTATTATCTTGATCTAATTCTGCCCAATGACTCATATTGGATACCTCACGATTACAATTCCTGATCCACCATTACCGCCGTAAAGTGTTGTGTCTCCAGCATTTCGAGCACCACCGCCGCCGCCACCAGTATTTGCTACAGCTGAGGTAGCGCTATCACCTTGCGCAACTGACCCCTGGCCACCGCCGCCATTACCGCCAAGAGCATTGGCATCCGA